ACGAAAAGAGAAACACCCTTCCATTTTTATAGGAGTTTGTGATGAGTGATTTTTTTAGAAATCTTGCTGACGAAGTAAAAGATGTCGATAGTAGTATTTTGGCTGATGGTGCAGGAGCTGCTGAATTTACCGGATACATTGACACAGGTTGTTACATGTTGAATGCGGTACTTTCGGGTAGTCTTTACGGTGGCATTCCAAATAACAAGGTAACAGCCTTTGCAGGAGACCCTGCAACGGGTAAGACCTTCTTTGTGTTGTCTGCTGTCCGAGAGTTTTTGAAAGCCAATCCTAAGTCTGGTGTTGTTTACTACGATACAGAAGCTGCAGTAACAAAACAGATGATGGAAGAGAGAGGGATTGACGTAAACAGAGTTATCCTAGCTGAACCAGATACTATTGAGTCTTTTCGTACTCACTCTTTAAAGTTTCTCGACAAATATATGGCAGCAGGGACTAAAGAGGATGAGATGCCGCCGATGATGATGGTGCTTGATTCTTTAGGTATGATGTCAACCAACAAAGAGACACAAGACTCTCATGATGGTAAAGATACCCGAGACATGACAAGATCTCAGGTTATTAAAGGAGCCTTTAGAACCCTGACTTTAAAGCTTGCTCGTGCTAAGGTTCCTTTGTTGATCACTAACCACGTATATCAAGTTATTGGGTCTTACGTTCCAACAAAAGAAATGGGCGGTGGATCTGGTCTTAAGTTTGCTGCATCAACTATTGCCTATCTCTCCAAGAAAAAGGTTAAAGAGGGTACAGACTTTACAGGCAATATCATCACTGTGAAGATGAATAAGTCTAGGTTAAGTAAAGAAAATTCACAGGTAGAGCTTCTTCTTAACTACAAGACTGGTCTGAGTAAGTGGCACGGTGTTCTTGAGTTTGCTGAAAGCAAAGGTATTGTTGAGAAAATTGGTTCTAGGTACAAGTTTCCCGATGAGGTGGCTTCTGTGTTTGCCAAGCACGTTTACGAGAAGCCTGAAGAATACTTCACTGAGTCTATAATGGAAAAGATCGAAGAAGCCGTTGCAGAGGAGTTTAAGTACGGTCAATGATTGAGGATTTGATCCTAACAAATTTGGCAGTAAACGAGGAGTACTCTAGAAGGGTACTTCCGTTTATTGAATCGGCTTACTTCAGCACGAAAAGTCAAAAGATTACTCTTAAGATGATAAAGGATCATATCGACAAGTACAACGTAAACCCAACCAAAACATCTTTGATCGTTGATCTTGAAGAGATAGACAGCATTTCTGAAGATGATTTCAACTCAATTAAAAATATGATCACAGGATTTAAAATTGACGATGATGTCGATCTTGAATGGTTGGTCAATTCAACCGAGAAATTCTGTCAGGAAAAGGCTGTCTATAATGCTTTGATGCAGTCTATTGAGATTGTTGATGGTCAGAATAAAACCCTGAACAAGGGTGCAATCCCAAAAATCTTGACTGATGCTCTGGCTGTGTCTTTCGATACGGATGTTGGTCACGATTATATTGAAGATGCTGAAAAGCGTTACGAATTTTATCACCGTAAGAACGATAAGATTCCCTTTGACATTGATCTTTTCAACACCATCACCAGAGGCGGGTTTGAGAATAAAACTCTCAATGTCTTTATGGCAGGACCGAATGTCGGTAAATCTTTGACGATGACTCATTTTGCTGGCGCTCATCTGGCTATGGGAAAGAACGTCCTTTACGTCACTATGGAAATGGCAGAGGAGAAGATCTCAGAGAGGCTTGATGCTAACATTCTTGATGTTCCGATTGAAGACATCATAAACCTCACCAAAGAAAACTTTCTTTCAAAGGTTAGAAAGTTTGGTGCAAAAACAACAGGCAAACTGCTCACTAAAGAGTATCCCACGTCTCAAGCAAACGTGAACCACTTGAGGGCGCTTTTAAATGAGATTAAGTTGAAGAAGAAGTTTTGGCCTGATATCATTTATGTTGACTATATCAACATCATGAGTTCTTCTAGGATTTCTGCAGGCAATGGGGCCAATTCGTATACAATTATCAAGAGTATTGCTGAAGAACTGAGAGGTCTTTCTGTTGAACACGGTCCTCCTGTCGTTACTGCTACCCAAGTAACAAGGACTGGCTTCAAAAATTCTGATATTGATATGGATGATGTTGCTGAATCCTTCGGCCTTCCGGCAACAGCCGACTTTATGGTTGCTCTAACACGAAACGATGAGCTTGATGAACTTGGTCAAATTATGGTTAAGCAGCTTAAGAACAGATACGCGAACAAGAACAAAACAAAAAGGTTTGTTGTTGGTGTTGATATGGAAAAGATGAGACTATACAATGTTGACAACTCAGCACATGAGGGCGTAATGGACTCTCCGGTGTTTGATAACACGAATACCGCTGAGAAGTTTAATATGGACAAATTTAAGGATTTTATGTAATGAATAAGGTAAAACTTCTTGCAAGAACTAGGCCGGAAGAAGATTCGGGGATCCCAGATACCTCTGGTCTGATTGCGTATTGTGCAAGAGTGAGTAACCCTGACAATCAAGGTAACTACGAAACAGCGCCAAGATTGATTGATTATCTGATCAAACATGCCCACTGGTCTCCTTTGGAAATGGTGAATCTTGTTTTTGAGATCGACTGTCCGAGAGACATTGCACGGCAGATTTTACGGCATAGATCCTTTTCTTTTCAAGAATTCTCTCAAAGGTATGCTGAAACTACTCAACTTGGTATGACAACTAGAGAATTCAGACTACAAGATCAAAAGAACCGTCAAAATTCTATTGAGATGGAGGATGAAGAATTAAAGAACCAGTGGGAGGCAAAGCAGAAGCAGATTCAGCATGAAATCGTTATGGCCTATAAGTGGGCTTTGGAAAATAACATGGCTAAAGAATGTGCTAGGGTTATTTTGCCTGAAGGTATGCAAATGACTCGAATGACGATGAACGGGACATTAAGGTCTTGGCTGCATTATCTTGATCTTAGACAGGCTAATGGCACTCAGAAAGAACACACCGAAATTGCTATGTTGATGAAGCCTATCATTAGCAAAAAGGTTCCTATTGTTGCTAAATGGCTTGAGTAAAGTTGAATATAAATAAACTTGAGAATCAAAAACTTCATAAATAGTGTAGAAGCTTTAATGGCACAAACCATTATCTTATACACAGAAGAAGAAATATTCGACGGGGATTTAAATGTCATTAAACAAAAATCTTAGTGTATTTGCACAATCAATATCAGCTAATGGCGAAGCTGTCGATATCAGTTCTAATACACTGACGATTACTGCTAATGCATATTATTTTTCTAACGGTGCTATCGTAGGATCACAAATAGCACTTCCTGCAGAGGTCGTAGCAAACTCTTATTTGCAAGATTATTTTAGTCCTACTGTTACCATCACAGAACAAGGAACGCTTCAGTACGAGTTTGGTAATACGACAGCCAACTCATTTGCTGTTCCTACTACTTCCAATACATTTGTTCATGTATATCAAAACGGTATCAAGTTAGCTGCTAACTTGTTCTCTGTTCCAAACACAACTCATGTAAATGTAGTAGACACACCAGACTCAAACGACTTGATTCAGATTGTGGTGGATAATGCAAACAGCTTTACTTTGCAATATTCGTCTACTGACATTAATAGATTAGGTCTTGCTTCAAATACTTATATCCAAAATCAAGTATTGCAGAATTATCTAGCTATTTCTACAGCAGGTTTAGAAGAATATCAGTTTACGAATACAACAGCTAATTCTTTTGCCATTCCGAATATGAACTCGAATACAACTGTTCAAGTTTGGAAGTCTGGCATTAAACTATCGAATACTTTATGGTCTGCTTTAAAGGTAGATCAGACACATGTATATCTTGTTGATACGCCACAGACCAATGATACTATTAGTATTCTCACATATACACCGAATACTTACAATATGACTTTTTATTCGAATAGTGTTATTATGGATGCGTATGTAACGAATAACTATGTCACAGGGGCGTTCACATCTAATAATTATGTGGACGGAAGGTTTACATCTAATAATTATTCCCAGAGTGCTTTTGATCCGATTGGTGAAGCGGCAGCACTTGCAATAGCATTAGGATAGAGGAAAAATGCCAAATTCATTTAAAAGAGTTTTTTCTAGAGGGGTTGGATTAGCAAACACTACTGTTGGCTCTTATACCTCTCCAGCTTCTACTAATACGACAATCATTGGATTAACATTAGCAAATATTGATGCTGGAGATATTACTGTATCAGTTATGCATAATGATGGCTCAGCAAACACATATGTTGCTAAAAATACAGCAGTAGCAGCAGGAGAAACTTTTGTTGTTGTCGGTGGGGATCAGAAGATTGTTTTGCAGGAGGGTGACGGAATTAACGTTTCTTCAAACACCGCAGCATCGGTTGATGTTGTTATGAGTGTTCTAGAGATTACGTAGGATAGATAATGGCAGTACTTGGGACATTAACTGGTGGTGGTGGGGGAGAAGGCGACACGCCAAGTGGAACTAAGGTTACATTTGCCCAGACGGTAGCACCTACAGGCTGGGTTAAGGATGTAACCCACCACGATAAGGCAATCAGAGTTGTTTCCGGCACTGCTTCAAATGGTGGTGCGCAGTCATTCACAACTGTATTTGGTTCTGGTAAATCTACAGATTCTCATACACTTTCGACGCCGCAGATTCCATCTCACGGACATAGTGTGGATACTCTCAGTCAGGTGCTTGCAAGGGGATTTGGAAGTCAGCCTAGGTATGAGAAACAGCAACCCAAAAATATGAATTCTACATCTACTGGTGGGTCTCAAGGCCATTCACACACATTAAGCCTCGATATTCAATATGTTGATGTTATAATCGCGTCGAAGGAATAGATCAAATGGCATTTCTGTCTACACTAGGAGCTGGAGTCGGCGGTGACGATGCAAGTTTAAATGTCGAATCGACTACGAGAGTATCATTCAACCAAACTGCCGCACCTACAGGTTGGACTAAAAGTGTAACACACAACGATAAGATATTAAGAGTTGTTTCTGGAACTGCGGCTAATGGTGGAACACAGGCATTCTCAACTGTATTTGGACCGGGGAAGAGTTCGTCTTCACACACATTGTCAACACCACAAATACCTAGCCACGCACACACATACCCCCAATATGCATGGAGTGGGCAGACTGCCGATGGAGGATTTGGGACGGCTGGACCGAGAACAGAACTCGTGAATAGGAATACACCCTCTTCGGGCGGAAGTGGCTCACATTCACACTCATTGAGCCTTGATATTCAATATGTAGATGTTATATTAGCCGAAAAGGATTAGTTATGGCTTTTTTAGGCTTATTAAAGGAGGAGTTGGGGGGGTCTGGAATTGAGTCTGGAACCAAAGTAGTATTCAACCAAACTGCTGCACCTACAGGCTGGACTAAAGATACAACATTCGATAACCAAACTTTGAGAGTTGTTTCTGGTAGTGCTTCTAATGGTGGCGCACAGTCATTCACAACTGTATTTGGTTCTGGTAAAAGTACTGCTTCTCACACACTATCCACCCCTCAAATGCCCTCACATGCTCATGGAACGGTTCCGGGGTGGTCAACAAGATTAACGACAGGTGGATCTTCTCCACCCTCATATTCACGTGGTGCAGGTTCGAGGGGTACAAATAGTGCAGGCGGAAGTGGCTCACATTCACACTCATTGAGCCTTGATATTCAATATGTTGATGTTATAATCGCGTCAAAGGATTGATGGTTGGAGAAATGATGTGAAGACCGCATATAATGAACAGAGAGTGAATATTTACACAGATGCTGAAAGGTTTCCGGGCTACTACCCAATATTCAGTGGAAACAAACCGGAGATGATGTTTACAAAAGAGGAATGTGAGAAGATCATTGCTCTTACTGAAACCATCGAAGGCGAAGATGCTACCACTGGATATGGGGGCATCAAAACTGCAACTCAAACGGACAATAAAATTAGATCAGCAACTGAATATCCTTTATATCCAACTGAAGAAACGGAGTGGATATACACCAAAATTATGAACATCATTAAGACAGCGAATGATGAATATTTCAAATATGATATTTCTCATTTAGTCGCCCCTCTCAGCTTGATGTGTTATGATTCTGATCGAGAAATTAGTGGTCATTACGACTGGCATAGAGATGTTGGCGATGGGAATACATCAACGAGAAAAATTTCTATAACCATACAGTTGTCTGATGAAAATGATTATGAGGAGTGTGATTTGATTGTTGTTGACTCTGGACAGCATGTTGCAGTTAGAGAGCAAGGGTCTATCTCGCTGTTCCCGAGTTATGTCATGCATAGAGTGAACCCTGTTGAAAACGGTAAAAGATATGCACTTGTAACTTGGATTCATGGCCCACAACAATTCAAATAGAGTTTATCATGAAACCTTTGAAAATTAAATTTGAAATTGATGATCGATATCTCCACGGTTCATTTAAACAACCTACTCCTGCTAAAAAACACATTCCAGAATGGTTTAAGAAAAGCAGTAGGTATATAAACGAATCATGTCCGCATGATATAGAGCCATGCTACGATGAAGACAAAGTTGGTAATAATCTGACCATTAAGACATGTATGCCTGTTCAAGATGCAACAACGAGTGGTTATTTGTTATATACGACAAACGATATTGTCATCATAAACGACAAAAAAGAAGGCAAATTGAACATTCAATGGCCTCAAACTGAAAGGAACGGAGTGTATATTGAGCAGCATGGTTCGAACCAATTTAAGAATAGTGAGAAATTGATCGATAAATCTATTTCTAAATCTTATATGCTTAAGTTTGTGAATCCTTGGAAAATTAGTACATCTCCCGGTACATCATGTTATTTCACGACTCCAGCATATCACGATGTTCCCTTTGAAATATTGCCCGGTATTGTTGATACCGATTCTTATCCGCTGCACATAAATTTTCCCTTCTCGATTAAGATCCCAGAAGATAGAATCTTAATACCTAAAGGAATTCCTTTTGTTCATGTATACCCATTCAAAAGAGAATCGTGGAAAATGGAAGTGGGAAAGATGAATGTCGAGAAAATGCAAAAGAATTACACGAATTTCAACTCTGTTCTTTCTGGATGGTATAAAAGGTTCGCTCACAGCAAAAAAAGGTATGACTAATGACTACTACACAAGAAACTTTTGAAAAAGAAAAATACCTTGTTATGTCTAACGTGGTATCGGGAGAAGATTGTAAGAACCTAGTTGATAGGTTGTTTTCTCTTTACGAGCAGGGACATTTGTATAAAGACGACCAATGTCCGAAATCAGATTCAATTTATGGTGATGAATGCTTAGATCAATTGCTGGAAATGCTGGCCGACCCGTTGTCTGAGGTGATTGGTCGTAAGTTGGTTCCAACATACACATATGCCAGAATCTATCGCCCCGGAGAAGTTTTAAAAAAGCATACGGACAGACCTTCATGTGAATTGTCAGCTACTTTGACGCTGGGTTATGATTCCGATGATGGGATTTGGCCTATCTTTTTTGACGATGAAAGAGAGATTGAAGTTGAGTTGGATGTGGGTGAGTTAGCTTTCTACAAAGGATCAGAAGTGGTTCACTGGAGAGAAGAATTTACTGGCAACTGGCATGTGCAAGTATTCTTACATTATGTAGATGCTGATGGGCCATATGCAGAGACGAACAAGTACGATGGAAGGAATAAGTTGAGCCATCATGCATGATATTACTTATAATGAAGTTCATGGTCTCCCTGTTGTTATAGTTGATGATTACTATAAACAAGAAGAATTGAATGATATTTGGAGAGAGTTAAATTTTCTTTCAGATAAGAGGAAGTTCAAAGGAGCATCAGAAACAGGTGCTGCATCACATCATAGAGAAGATGAAGGTGTAGAAATAAAGTACAAGAAAAATGCTAGTGGTATATTTTTAAATGAAATATACAAAGAGCCAGAAGTATCAGATATAAATGTTTATTCCCATAAGATTTATATGTATGGTTTCCCACAGAGATTAGAACGGTTTCATAAGATGTTCAAGAAACTTTGTTCTAAAGAGGATCATAGCATACTTTTGAACTATTATGAGAATAATGAAGAATACGACTACCATAACGATTCTTCATATTTCACTGCAACACTAACTCTTTTTAGAGAACCCAAAAATTTTGAGGGTGGAAGATTTTTTATTGAAGATGAATTGGAAATAGACCCGAGAAACAACAGACTTGTTATTTTTCCGGGTATACTGGAACATAAAGTCGAGAAAGTAACTATACCAAAAGATTTTAGGGATCAATGGTATGGAAGATATTCTATAACACAATTTATTGGATAGGAATTAAAATGAAACCAAAAGATAATTGCCCTCTCAACAGATTTAAGCCATGTAAAAAATTTGATTGTACGTGGTATATTCAAATTAGGGGGTCTGACCCAAACTCGGGAAAGGATATTGATGAATACGGTTGTGCTATGGCTTGGATGCCTATTCTATTGCTGGAAGGGGCAGCACAGCAAAGGTCTACTGGTGCAGCTATAGAAAGTTTTAGAAACGAAGTTGTGAAAGCGAACCAAGAAAATCAGCTTTTGATGGAAATGAAGGGTTCTAAAGATGAGCCAATCTTAATTGATGGTGATGGTGAAGAATAATCATATAAATATATACAAAGACTAAATGTATATTAATACTGGGGAAGGTTTAGAGATGAGACTTACAATTATTCCTGACGATGGCACTATTGTTGTTGATGGTCATCCATATACAGAAATAAATTTTTCTGAAAAAGGAATTAATGCTCCTTCAGATGTTCATGCTTTACAGTGGTATGGTGAGGAAGGTGAAATTGAATACAAAGAGAGATCAAAGCCTAATGAAGAAATAACAGAGCTTCCTGCTTGGGCCACAGCAGCAGCATCAGCTCATGCAGATTTACTTCATGAAGAGCAAAATCCTCCACCATTACCAGATTTGACAGATGCTGAAATATTAGAGGCTGTCGAATCGTTAAGAGGTGGTTTTCTGCTTTCAACGGATTGGACGGTTCTACCCGATTCACCTTTTACTGATGCTGAAAGAGAAAGTTGGGTATCGTACCGTCAAAATTTGAGAGATATTACGGATACAGCAGGTTATCCTTGGAACGGTGTTTATAGTTATGACAATTGGCCTACCCCACCTACTACTGGTGTAGTTAATGAGCCAACTCTTAACACAGCGCCTAGAGAATGGTTTGAATAATTTAAATAATACATAAGGTGAAAATATAATGAATTCGGCAGAAACTTTTGATAAAAATGGTTATGTAGTTCTTTCGAATGCACTGTCTCAAGAAGAATGTAAATCTCTAGTAGATCATATGTTTGATTTACATAAACAAGGGAAACTAGAAAAAGACGATCAATGTCCTCTCTCAGATTCTGTGTACGGAGATGAGAAGTTAGATGCTCTTCTTGAGAGAATGGCTGGACCTATTGGTTTCAATGTTGGAAAGAAACTTCTCCCAACATACACCTATGCTAGAATCTATCGTCCCGGAGAAATCCTCAAGAGACATAAAGACAGGCCAGCATGTGAAATCTCTGCAACTCTTACTCTCGGATATGATGCAAACTCTGTTTGGCCTATCTTGTTTGACGAAGATAAGGAGATTGTGGTCGAACTTGAAACAGGTGAAATGGCAGTTTACAAAGGCTGTGACATCATGCACTGGAGAGCGCCATTTAAAGGAAACTGGCATGTTCAGGTATTTTTGCATTATGTAGATGCAGATGGACCACATGCAGATCAGGCTTTAGATGGTAGAGCAAGTCTTGGTATTGATAAGACTCAACAAAAATCAATTAGCTTAAACAAGCCTAAGCCTTCATCAACACTTCCAGAAGCTGATATTTCTAGATACGATACTGTTCTTTTACCAGAGCAAGATAACTTACTTCCGGGATATATTCCTGTTAATAAAGACATTCATCCAGAACTTATGTTCACAAAAGAAGAATGTGAGAAAATTATTGCAATCACTAAGAACACGTATCCATCAACTGCTTCTGTAGGTGGTTCTAAGGATAACTCAAAGATTGCTAAACAAATCAGATCTGCAGACATCTATAATATTACAACAAAAGAACCAGAAAACAAATGGATCTTTGAAAAGGTAATCAGAGCAGTGCATCAGTTGAACCAAGAACACTTTAAATATGATATCACAGGAATTATGGGTGGTCTTCAATTGATTCATTATCGTTCTGATAC